GTACCACCTGATACTTCAGCAAAAGATAATTGACCAACACCTGTTGTTCCTGAACCAGTAACTGATGCAACTTTTAAAAATCTATCTGCTGTAACGTTACCTGTAGGGAATTTTAATGTGTAAGATTGTGAGGCTGAGTGGGCCGGAGATTGCAGCTTAATACCGTGGGAGTTGGACTCACAATTAAGTTGTAGAGTTCCTGGGTTTGTATTACCTCCAACTTCCACAACACCAGTTCCGTTTGGTGTTGCTGTAATATTTCCGTTTGCCCCATCTGTAATTGTAATATTTCCAGAATTTGTTCCAGAGTTCGTATCTAAAACTAAATTGTATGCACCACTTGATGTAATTGTTGGTGCGGCTGATCCAGTTCCAACCACAATTTCACCAGATCCTTTTGGTGCTAAAGCTAAATCTATATTTGAATCACTACCTGCAGCAGCAACTTTTGGATCATTGCCCGTTGCAGCGTTTGTCATTTCAATGTGATTAACGGCAGAAGACGTGGTTTGGAATATTAATTGTTCATTACCATTTTCATCTCTGATACCATGATCATCATCAAAATCGATCATGAAAGAGTTAGTATCTAAATTACCACCTAATTGTGGTGATGTGTCGTCAACAAGGTCACTCGCTAATGCAACAGAATCAATAGTTGGATTTGTGCCATCATCAGCTTTTGCATATACTAAAGATGTTTTACCATTTGCAACAGTAACACCTGAATCTGTTCCCGATGCATATTTAAATACAACGTTTTGAGATCCCGAAGTTGAGTTCTTTAAGATATAAAAGTTTTGTACATCAAGAGGAATAGTTACATTTCTGCTTGCTGTTAGGGATCCTGTAAATTCTATAATTCTATGAGAAAGCGTTGCACCCGTTGATCCATCAGATACAGATAAAGTTGTATCACCAGAATTAGATACGGCTTGTGTAGTATATCCACCAGATATTTGTTCAAAGATCTGTAAGTTAGTATTTGTTTTTGTTCCCCACGTTCCCGCATTTTCGCCAGTTGCCTGGAGTTCAATACCTAGGGGTGTATATGTCGATGCCATATTAAGCTGCTTCTCCTGTTACGTCGTTATAACTCGTATTTGAGCCGGTTGCAACATCCGAATAAGAAGTATTCGAACCCGTTGAAACATTACTATAAGAAGTATTTGAGCCTGTGTCAATATCTGCGTAAGCTAATACATTTACCGCTCCTACGCTTAAAGAAGCTGATACACCAGTTAATCCCATAGCTTGATCTGCTGGATCTATTGATCCTACAGAACCTGTAAATGATACACCTGTTAGTCCCATAGTGTCTGCAGGAGATATACTTCCCACAGAACCTGTCATAGAAATACCAGTTAGATTTGCAACAGCAGAACCTAATCCAACTAAAGATCCAACACTTAATTGTGCTTCTTGACCAGATAGTGTTTGTGCATTGTTTGGAGCAATCGCTGTTCCTTGTTGTGATGTAATGGCAAAACTTGGAGGGAAAACAACACTACCACCAAACCCTAACGCAGTTCCTTGAGCTGATGTAATCGCTTGACCAGTTAAAGTTACATCTTCGTTTGGTGCAACAGCTGTTCCTAAGTTTGCAGTAAACGATACTCCTGTTAAACCCATAACCTGATCTGCTGGTGTAATTACACCGTTGGCACCAGTTATAGCTTGACCTGTTAAGGATATATTTGCATCTGCAGTTGTGGTTAATGAATCTACAGTTGATTGAAAAGATAAACTTCCAAGTTCTACAGTTTTTGGAATTACTGGAGAAATAGATCCAACAGATCCTGTAAATGGAAGTCCCGTTGGAATAATAATATTTGTGCTTACTATATTGGCTGATCCTATAGAGGATGAAATAGATATGCCAGTTAATGAAACTGTTTCATCAGCAAGATTACCATACTCACCATCATTCCATGCTTTTGCACCCCAACCAGTTGCAAGTAAAGCATCACGGTTCCAATACGCTTGGCCCCAGGTGAATCGACCCCATCCTGATTGAACCGACATGGTGGTCCTCCTATGCTAATCTTATGATAGCGTTTGTAGCGTCTGCTGTAGGGAATTGAATTGTAAAAGTTCCGTTCGTTGCAGTTTTGTCTCCACCGAAAGCAATCGCACAAACTGCATCTGTTGTACCTGATCCACCATTTGTTGTTGTATTGTAGATCAAAGCAGCGTTTGCTGTAAACGTTGCTGAACTGAAAGTGACATCAGAAAAATCTGTAAAGGCTGTCGTTGAAGATAAAGAAACGCCTGCGTTTGTTAAAGTAGCCCCACCTGCTGTGTAAGCAGTTCCAGAAGTATTTGTGATTTCTTCAGACGTTGAGTAGTCTGTAGTTGAAGCTCCTAATGTAGCGTCGCTATCAAACAATGCAATTTTAAAAGTATGACCGCCTGATGATTCAAAGCTGTGCTTACCTTGTAAAAGTTCTTGTTTGAAACTTGAACATATTGCCGATGTGTTTGCCATTTTTTATCTCCTTATGGTGTTGGTGAATTAACTGATATTCTTACAGTGCCATCAGTATAATCGTCTCTTCGTCTTCTACCGATTTGTTCTCCACCGAACTTCTGTACCTCTTGTTTATACTTGTTTTCATAAAGTGTCAACATATCTGCTGGGCCTTTTAAAAAGCCATAAGTCTCTGCTAGACAGCAGTATAATAAGCCATTTGGGAAGTTTACGCTAATATAGTTAGTTTGATTACTAGATTCTAAGGTAGCTGGCATTTTGTTGTAGTGAACTCTAAATTTGTAGTTTGTATTAGGTGTGGGTGCTAAAAAAATACGTCCAGAATTAGTGTCTGCATCTCCTGTAGCATTACCGAACATAGCATAATACTTTGGTCTACCCTGTGCTGCAGAGGTTCCTGTAACGGGTTGATATTCTTGAAGGTATGTTACATCCTTCTTTTCTAACCAAACGTTAGTTCCTGTGAGCACAGATGAGGAATCATAGACCTGGATGCCTCGAATAAACAAGGCACCTGCTGGACAGTTAATGGTTTCCTGACCGGGAACCAAGTTTCCAGACTGTTGTTTTCTATCTGCATCAATAGGGACGTCACGCATAATTCTATATTGCGCATTTAAAATAATATTCTCTAATTGATCTGTAGATAAAACATTTGAATCTACCTCTGTGTAGTTTCTAATTTGTGTAACTAAAGTGCTATAACTAATTCCTGCCATTATGATTGTTGAGTAACTGGTCCTGCTGTTACTGTCATTCCTCCTGCTTCTTCTGTTACCGTTGCATTTGATCCTGCACCAAACACATAAGTATCTGTTGTTACACTACTTATACTAAATCCTGACGCATTTTCAAAGACTGTAAATGCTAGTCCACCAGGACTGCCATCAACGTTTCTAAATCTAACAGTATCACCATTAGATCTACCGTGATTAGGCTCTTTTACTGTTACATTTGCAGACCCTGAAGTCAAACTAAATGGGTTACCTGGTAATAAATTTGGTGTAGCTGGTTCTGTTCTATCAGGTCTAGCTCTTGTCAAACCTTGAGGATCAGCTGATTTTGCTCGTGGTTGAAGTTGTGGTTGTTTTTCTTCGTACTCAGACATGTGTACAAAAGATCCATTCCATTCTCTAACCATTTCTGTGTATGGAAACTCTAAACCAGATCTATCTGATATTGCTTTTGCGTATTTACCTGATGCAAATCTACCCATTATCCTATCTCCGGAAAATATGTTTTAGGTGTAATATGTGTACTTGTAGATGAACCATCCTCCGTTAAAGCTCTATTTAATTCATCTTCATAGTATAATTTCATTTCTTGTGCTCTTTGTGGAGCATATTTCTGTGCTAAATAAAAAGCTAAACCGGATACCATGCATGGTGCAAAACGATAAGGAACGTCTGTTGCATTTGTATAATCACCTACATCTTGTATTCTTTTTACAAAATAAAAATTTAATTTTTTACCAGCTTCTGTAGTCCCAGGAGTTAGATACAATGTGATTGTAATTTTATCTATAA